TTATAAAGCGTTATTCATACTTTCTTTTGTCACATCGATACCAAAAGAGTTTAGTTCTTTATGTATCATTCGGCTATCTTGCAAACCTTGACGGTATACATACTCTTGCATAAAACGTTCAGCTAACTCCCAAGATGCTTCTAACTCACTTAAGAGATATTTTTGTTTATCAGTAGTTAAAGATTCGCTTAATAAATCAAATGTAATACTTCTTTTATTCTCTGATTCAATATATTTTTCATCTTTTTTAGCTGTTTCCCAAGCTACATTAAAAATACGTTCCTCTATGATTTTAATGAACGCTTGTTGCACTATAGTTTGATTTTGCATTATTTATCCTCCTCAATATTGAGGACACCCACTTTTAAAAGTTACTCTTTTAGAGTATAATTAAGCTTATATTGTTTTCTTGAGTGGATGTCACTCGACTATTACCACATTTCAAGCTGCAACTTGATATGTGGTTTTTTATTTTATTATTTTTAAATGAAATTTTTCTTTTCTACTTTGTTCTTTCAGTATTTTCTTACTACAATCTGCACAATAATGTGAAGTAGAACTAAAATCTAATCCTTCATTTAACATATTTATTAGCTCATCAAATTCAACTTGTGATTCTTTCCTACACTTAGGACACATTGTATAAAATTCATCTTCGTAAATTTCTACGTCTACCTTAGTGCCATCAGGTAATTCTGTTTTTAAATAAATCACTATGCCCCTAATCCTTCCACAGTAACTTGATGTGCAATTGCCATGTCTTTCACAACTGCTAAATAAATTTCAACTAATTTCGCATCATCTGCAATAACATCTAACTTCGAAAGTTTGTCTATTTTTGATTTAGGAATACCATTCAAAGCCATTTCTCTTTTTCGATTTGTTAAACGTCTTTCTAATCTGCAATGTGCTCGATCTTCTAACTTTTCATAACTTTCATTACGTACCTTCCGATATTCCTCAAATCCACCTCTAGCAACTGCTACTTTATTTAATAGTGTTGTAGTTTTCTTACGCCATTCATTTGGATTTAACGCTATAATTTCATTGATGCTATCTTGCTTAGCCTCAATACGAGCTGTGATTGATTTTAATTCAATTATTTCTTTTTCTTGTTTAATCATTTGCTCAATTTGCATCTGCATAATTTCTAGCTGTGATTTTGGTTGATTTAAAAAAGCTTCTGCTAGTACATCTTTAGCTTCCAATTGAAATTTAACTATATTTTTAACTGTCCAAGGTACTTCTTTTTGCATATTAGGTGTAACAGATATCTTCGCTAACCATAATGGTAAAAAATCTAATTCGATACATAAAACCTCTTGTGTACCACCATTTGTAGGGAGAACTAAATTTCGTTCTCCTTGCGAAAGAACCAAATCTTCTTGAATTTTCTTACGTTCATTTTGCATTTGACCTTTCGTTAATCCGATACCTTTACAAATCCAATTAACTGCGGCATATATTTTTCCGTCTGACATTTTTACAGCTAATAATTCTACATTTCCAAGTGAAACAATCTTTTGTTCCATTACTTGTAATTCATCCATGTATTAACCCTCCTTTAATTTTCTATAAAATCTTCTAACTTTTTACCAAGAGCATTTACGATTTTTCCCACAGTGTGTAATCGTGGAACTACGTATCCTCTTTCCATGTTTGAGACTACATTTTTACTAAGACCCGCCTTAAGCGATAGTTCATACGCACTTAAGCCTTGATTGGCTCGTTCTAAAGTAATTTTCTCTACATTTACCTTTGGTGCCACTGACATATACTCACCCCTTTAGTTCCCGTTTTGTCCACAATATAAATATATATCCCATTTTGTACCCTGTCAACAGAATTTGCCCACATTGGGAAAAAATATTGATATTATGTTTTTAGGAGGCGATTTTTTATGGCTTTTGGAAAACGATTACGCCTATTGAGAAACGAAAACAACCTAACTCTACGTGAATTAGAGAAACAAACAGGCATCACTTATTCTGCACTTGGTAAATACGAACGGGATGAACGCCAACCCGACTTTGATACACTCGAGAAGTTAGCAGACCATTTCGATGTTTCAATTGATTGGTTATTAGCGAGAACAGATTTACGAACATATGATGAGCGTGTTTTTTTTGATGATGTTAATCATCTAGCCGAAAAGATTAAGACAATTCCAAAAGAGTATAGAAAATCAATAGTTAACTCTATAGACGCACTATATTTATTGTTAAACAGGCAAATTCGAGATGATGAACTTGATAAGTTACTAATTATCGAAGACATAATTTGTAGTATCAACTGGTTTGACATGGGATGGCTTAGGAATGAATTGGGTAATGAATATGACCTTTCTAACCCTACAGATATAATTAAATTCCATTCTAAATTTAATAGCACTATCTCAGAGTTATCAAATGAACTATTGAGCCGTAATATATCTTCACATAAAATTAAAGGCTTTAAAGATACTGATCCTTTTGACGAGGAATCATAAATTCTCTTATTAAAATTCAGAACATCCACTTTTAATTACCACCGTTATCGGTTATAATGTATTTGCTTTTAGGGTGGATGTCACTCGATTTATTTCACGATCTAAGTTGGCCCTTAGATTGTGATTTTTTTATTTTTTTGAAACATTTAAGATACCTCTTTCACTTGACCTAATAGTAATGGTATTAGCTCATTAAACTTAGATGGGTAATACAACGGCTGTGTCTCTTTAGGATTACGAGGACTAATAGCATTGGAACCAAAGTACTGCCCTTGATCCGTTAATGACTTAAACTCTTTAACCCCTCCTTTAGAAGATGGTCGTTCTTTAATTTCTAGTAAACCTAATTCTATTAAACGAGCATTTGCTCTTGTTGCACTCATTTTCACATCATGTTCTCTAAGTAATTGTGTCAAAGAAACTTTTAATTCCTCTTCAACATAAACTGGTAAATGATTCGTTGGCACACCATGCTGGGTATGTGCAGCTTCAAGCATTTTAATTTTTGATGGCTCGTCCACACGTAAAATTTCTGATGTATACTTCACTCCAATGAGCTGTTTTTCAAATTCGATTACATTGTCTACTGGTTGTTTAACTTGTTGTTGGATATATTCTTTCATTCTCTTAAACTCTTGAATGAATTTCACTTTCATCTTCATAGCTTCTGGAGTTGTGTAAGACATTGCTACTATGGCGAAACCATCCTCAGTTAAATTGTATTTAGGATACAATTGTTTATTTTGTAGATGTTGGTACTGGGTAGCGCCAAAGTTGGCGACACCCCATTTTTCTTCGCCTGCTTCCTTCAATTTAGAAATTTGGTTTTCAATATCACGAACAACTTTGTTGTGATCTTTCCCAAACATTTCGGCAATCACCAAACTATCAGTTACAACTTCATTGTTTTCAACAAACACTAAATCTTTCATCAAACTGCCTCCTTTTTAATTTCAAATAATTCACCGACTTCACAGTTTAAATAAATACATAAAGCTTCAAGAGTTTGAAATTGGATACCCTTAGCAGTTTCATAAAACAAAGCCCTAACTGTAGTTTTAGACAAACCTGTTCCATTGACAACATCAGACATCTTTAACTTTTTCTTCGCCAAAATCACTCTTAGATTACTTTGCATGCTATCACCCCCTCTCAAAAGTATTAAATAAAAAACCAAAGGTACTTTATACAAAACTTTTATTAATACACATCATACTTTTATAAAAGTATTCATGTCAATACTTTTATTCACCCTTAAAAAACTTATAGATATAATAATGTTACTTTTAAATACTAAATAAAGTATAATCACTTAATGAAAGGTAGTGATTTAATGATAAAGTGTAACTTAGCTGTATTACTTGCTGAAAGAGGTTTAAAAATGGCTGATGTTATTAGCGATACTTCTCTCTCAAAAACTGCTGTCAGAGGTCTTTTTTATAATGAATCCAAAGGAATACAATACGAAACACTTGAAATTCTTTGTGATTATCTAAATGTAGGACCCGAAGATATAATAAAAAAAATACATTTCTCTGATGAACTTCTTGAAAAAGACATTGATGATAAAACTGGAACAATTGATTATCGAATCTTATTTAAATTTGACATCAAAGAGTTTGTATATACTGTTAGAGTAAATCTTAATAACCTTGACTACATTAATGATGAACTTGCAACTACACTTTCTTCGTATGAACTTTATGTAAATTTCACTTTTGAAAAGGAATTTAAACAAAATATTTTTTCTCAAATAACTTTTTTTGAACGGCAAAAGTTTGAAAACAAACTACTTGATGATTACCTAGCTACTTTGCATTTACAAAACCATTTACTAAGAGAAGTGCATTATATCGATGTTCTTACACTTAAGAAGAAATAAAAAAGCACCACAAAAACGTTGATTAAATAATCAGCGTTCCCGTGGTGCTTCCATCGGCGAACATTAGCTAAGAGGGTTTTCCTCAAGCCTTTGTTATGTAATTGATATACTTTTACTATTTGATATCATCATACATAACTACTGATTAATTTGCAACATAAAATTTATTATTGATTAAAATTTGTATTGAGACCATTCAACTCTAAGAGTCCCTTTTTTATTTTACCAAATTGCCCTATCCCTCCTTCATCATTAAAATTCCAAATAAACTTATTAAAAGTGAATATTATTGGGTGAAATTTCACGATAATTTCGGTATAACACTACAAATAACTTATTTCTTCTTGTCAAGTGCTTTTTTTATTGTTTGGAAGTGACAACGCTCATAAGCATTTAACAATTCGTAGAAAAAGCTCTAACCTATACAGTGCTATATATAGGGAAATGCTTGCTATTTTTAAGTAGTCGTATAAATTTCGAATTTAAAAACCGCCAGTGCCGGAGAAATATTCTAAATCTAACACAGGTGAATAAATCAAATTTAATTTGATTATAAATAAATTTCAATTTGATTTCAATTGTAATACATAATTATTTCATTTGTTTTATCAAATATTGTTTGATAATATAATATACAAACATATATTTATGGGAAGTGAAGAAAGATGAAAACTTTTGGGGATAAAATGAAAGTTCTAAGAGAGAGCAAAGGTTGGACACAAAAATATACTGCTGAAAAAATGGATGTCTCCCCGCAGATGTACAATAACTATGAAAAAAATAAAACTAATCCATCTTTAGAAATCTTAAAGCGTATTTGCGATTTGTATAGCATCAATTTAGATACGTTGGATGGTACGTATGATAATGTTGATGAATTTTTGTATAGTGTTGAGTTAGATAATTCTTATTTTAAAAATGAAGAAGGCAATAAAGAAAATGATGAGAAAAATAACCTCCATGAAGAGTTTCCTTATATTATTCCTGGCATTGCTGGTGTGGGATATAATCCTCTATTCCATGCTGACTTATATAATAACCAAATTGATTACCAAGAAAATGAGTACTTTTTCTTTGAGAATACCGATGTCAAATATTCACCCGGTCGTTTAAAAGAGGACGATTTGTTATATTGTGAAGGAATCAATGTAAATGAAGAACCCGATGTAACTAGTATTTATTTAATTTATATAAAAAGCGATGAAAAATATTACTTACGAAATTTTTTAAATCAAAAATTAGTTTGGGGAATAATTAAGGGGTTAAAAGAAGATACGACACAAAAAGAACTACTGCAAAATATTTCAGAAAACAACCTTGAAGATTTTTATTTCTTAATGCCTAACCTTACTGAGTCAAGGAACATGAATATTGTGACAAGAAGTGATGTAAAAATAATAGGTAAACTTCAATATGTAATTTTTAACCCTAAAGTTGATTTATATGAAAGTCTTGGCTTTAACTTTAAAGAACTAGTTCAAAAAAATTGGGATAAAGATGTTGCAGTGTTTAGAAAGAAAGTAGACGATGTTATTCAAAGAAAAGAAAATCGAAATCCTTCAAAGAAATAGATTTAAAAGGAATTTCTATTAGTCTTTAAGGAAAAACCAGGTGCTGAGCGCCTGGTTTTTCGTATATTGTTTCTGGAACTTTATTAAATTCAAAACCTTTATACGAGACAATCCTTAATGAACATTTACTCATTTTTTATAATGAACCTTGCAATTTAGACTTGGCTTCCACAAATTCATAAAAGATGCGATCGCTGAGTATTTTGCTACAATCAAAGAAAAAGATAAAATAAAAACCGCAGGGCAGTGTGCCTTGCGGTTTATTATTACAGTTTGAATGGAAACATGTTTTTAACGTCTGATTTCCATTGATTATTTTGATTGAAGAAAATTCGACGTGTAGCTTTGTTGATTTTAATTGAATACTGTTGATTGAGATTATCTGTACATTCAAAGTGCTGTGATGACTCGAAGTTTTTTGTAAGTACACATGTCTTGAATCCATAAATGTTACAAAGCGTATCTTGTACCTCAATTTGTATTTCACCCGCAAGATAGTTACATAAATTCTTTAAATTGTTACTATCAATACTTGATTGGTATCGGTATAGCCAGTCCAATAACTGTTTGTTAGTTAAGCCTACGCTGTTATAGTATGGAATTTCATACTGCCGATTGTAACCCATTAATTCCGCAGTAGGGATTGGGCGTACTGAAAGTAAATCCCTAAAATGCTGCTCAGTGATAGGAAGAACTGATCCCCCATCCTTCAAAACTTCTAACATTCCTTTAAATGTAGAATCTAATTCTATTCGGTACTCATCTGATTCTGAACTTCGATTGACCATCACTAGACAGTCTGAAAAACGAGTTTGACTAACTAACAAAATATCTTTACCATTGTCTAGCTTTTCTTTATAACTAGCTGGTGTTAAATGATACTGAGTCTTGTCGATTGAATGTTTTAACGTATTATCGTTTGCTAATTGATTAAATCGCATATCCATTGCCTCCTCTTTTAAGTAAATCCCTTTTTTTAATTCCGTTAGTTTTCCGGCTTTTTTAAGGCCAGAGATCCGAGGTTGTGCTACCCCAAGGTCTTCTGCTAATTCTTGTGAAGTTAGCGTGTTCTGCTCTATTAATAGCTTTAAAAATTCAACTTCTGATACGCCGAATTTTGCTGCGACTTCTTTTAAGTCGGAGAGCTTAACAATTAAGTTCATAATAATATCTCCCTTCTCTTAACTGTTAATTTTATAATAGTTAATTAATTAATGGTTGTCAACGATAAATAAAAAAATGACCAAGACATTTTTTCAAGAAATACTTAGTCATTTCTTCTTTTGCTTACTTATCAACAATTCTTCCACCTTTGTTTTCAACGCCTGATTAGCATAACGCAACACTACATCATCACCAGCTGTTGCAATTTGTACATCGCTGAAATATTCGTCTATAGTCGTCCATCCAACAACTCGTATCCTTTGCTGAGACAACTGTCTCTTGAGCTCAAAATACTCCTGTCGCAGTTCCTTTAACAACGTATCCATTAAAGGAAGAAAGACTTTTTTCATTTTAAATTGCTCTACTTTTAAGTAATCAACCTGTAGCGACTTTATTGCTAGTTCTATTAACAAGTATTTGTGTACCATCTTTCGTTGCTCTGGATTAATCATCCTCGTCAACCAAAGATGCTTTTTGTATTAAATCAAATAAAATTCTTTTTATCGATAAATCTGTATCTAATAGTAACTCTTTTTTGTACGTGTCAGCACCAGTTACCAGCCCTGTATGGTCATGCAGTTTATTATGGTCCCACAGCGTTAATTTAACCAATTTCCGCAATTTAAACGCTCGTTGTATAGTTTGCTCGATCTCCTCTAATTCCCACTCCGTTAAATCACGCTTTTTATCATGGTATTGCTCTTTTTTCCACTCCTTCAACTGAACTAAATGCTCTGGCAGCATCAATGATGTCCATTTCATATTCCCACGATCATGTAACATACAAATCACTCTCCATTATTAATCGATATCTGAAATTTTTAGGATATCTAAGAAATGTACTTTGTGAATATTCATGTACTTATCTTTAATATGGATTAATTTAGTGTTTGCATCCATTTTTGTTACGGTCCCTGATAGCGGATCTTCCTGTTTATAGATAGCAAATGTTTTTGTCTGATTACCTTGCATTGCTTCAGTTAGGGTGTTTGCAATTTCCTCTAAATCGAATTCATCTCGCTCAGGGTGTTTCGGCTCTTTTTTCTTTGTTGGTGTTTTTGTTTTAGCTGCCATTTTAACCTCTCCTTTAACAGAACGTTTGTTTGTATTAATAATAGAACAAAAGTTTGTTGTTTAACAATGAAATAAATTAGATTTTGTGGTAAATAAATGAATTTAAAGGTTGATTTATTATATACCATGGTATATAATAAAAGTATAGAAAGGAGGTGAACAAAGTGGATTATGATAAGATTCTAGCTTACCTAGTAGCTATCGCAACAATCGCAAACTTGCTTACAAGTTCAGCGAAAAACATAAGCGATATGAAAAGTAAGAAAAAAGAAAAGCGACGCTCTCCCGGGAAGAAGAATCGTCGCAAGTAACTCTTAGAAGGAGGTTAGCGCCTCCTTCCCTATAATCTTATCACATCCATGTTATTATGAAAAATATTGGATATGTTGTTGCTTTAGCATTTGCTTTGTATATTTTAACTGACATGGTTAACTGGAAAAATCCTAAGTTTTTTGATTACTCAATGATAATCATCTACTCATTGTGTGTAATATTAGTCATAGTAAATATCGTCGTATATGTTATGAAAAGGAGAAGATAATGGTGCCTGATAACAAAACATCTGAAGCACAAAAACGTGCTACACAGGCTTATCGAGAAAAAAATAGAGATAAAACAAGGAAACAATCAGCGAAGAGTTCTGCTAAGAGTTACATTAATAAGTATTGTGATTTAGATGACTTGGCTGAATTAAAAGAGATCATTGCGGCTCGTGAACAGGAATTAAAAAGTGAATAAATTTAAAAAATCCAGGTACTCACTTTCAATTGAGAACCTGGTCTTTATATTAATGTTAAAGCAATAACGAGTATTCTGTATTATAAACTATCAACCCTTTCATTTGGAAATAATAGTATTTATGTTATATTAGAGTGTAGTTATGTTTTTTTCTATTTCTATAAAGTAATTTTCATGAATTTTCAAAAGACGAGGTGATTGTTAGATGACAAGAGAAGTTTTTCATATTGATACAAGAATTGGATTGGGTTTTGATTCTCACAAAGATATGGAAGAATGGTCTGAGGAAGAATGGGATGCATTCCATAAATACACAGAGAGCTCTGAAGCAGGACAAATATTATTGTTAGATGATGAAAGTTTATTTTTAAAGGTGAATAGGATAAGTCCTAGTATTAAAAGTAATAAAATGAGAATAGAATTAGAAATTGAAAATAAAAATGATAAAGAGAAACTAATTATATTGAAAGAATGGATAATTAATAAAGAGTCAATAGATTTATTCGACAATCTTCCGATACAAATAAAAAGTAGAGAATGCAAAAATGACTCTATATACTGGGCAAAGAATGTTGAGATTGGAAAAGGATTCGAACTTATTTTCGAAATAAAAGACTTTGAGAGCTCAAAGTTAGAAAGAGAATTACACTTTATAATTTTGTGGTAAAAGACCAGGAATCATATCCTGGTCTTTTATAATACATGTTACTTATATGGGTACATAGTGATTACGGCGTTTCGTGTCTGACCATCCACTTTCTTTTTCGCAAAAATTACTGTGATATATTGGTCAAGGTAAATATCATAACCATCTGCTCTATATTTACCATTACCTACAGATGTTATATTATCTTGTTTATAAATCTTACCTGCTAAATCTGCCATTTCTTGTTCAACTAAATGTCTTGCAAATTGCGACTTCATTTCACCATCAACGCTCACCTTACCCTTCCCTGGTGAGTCCATATGATAGTAACTTATATGGCACGCACCATACTTTTTATTACCTTCTTCTACTACAATGTTCTTATCTTTGTCATAATGGTTTCCACTGAAAAAGTCACAATAGTCCATAACTACTGCTGCATCTGCTGTTTGAGTTTTTGAAGTTAATCCAATAGAAAGTAATAGGGTAAATGCTATTAAAATTGGAATTTTTTTAATTAATCTGTTCATATAATTCTCCTATTTTTCTCTATAGCTATAGTTACTTGTATTTCCCTCGGGTAACACTAGCCTACCATTGGTAACTTTTGAACTTCAATAGTCGAATCACGCCACTTTTCGGCGTGGTTTTTACATTTAATTTACATTAAACGCCACAATACGCCATGTTCACCGCCAAATTTTGGCGGTATTTTTGTAATAAAGTGATTCCAAAGTTACATTCGCTTTAATTTTGTCGGATTTTGTTTGACATTTTTATTAAAGGTAAAATTTATTGTTTTTACAAAACCTTAATAATAATTACTTTTATTTTCATTGCAAATAATTCACATATATGTTTATGAATATAAAAAACCATTACCAATTAAGGTAACGGGCTTCTCCGATTAAGCATTTCGTTGTGCAATGATAATTTTCAAACCTTCAAAATCTCCACCAGTTAATGTGCCAGCGTCAAATTTATCTAAGTGCGATTTATCAATAAGCTTTTTATCTACTGCTTGTTTGATGTAGTCACGTACAGCAGCTTTAGTTGTCTTGTTTGTAAATTTCATTGTGTCATCATCCTTTGCAATATTATTTGAACCTGTAGATTGCATATTTGCTTTAACCATTTGTAAAAAACTACTCCATGGAATTGGCGCACTTGTGGAACGCATCTTACTAGGACAATTTTTCCCGCTGTAAAAGTTGTGCTGTACCACATCATTAATTGTTAAATTTTCTTCTTTTAAAATTTTTGCAACTAATGCTGCTGTATTTTGTACAGTTCTAACATAGTGACCATCACTATTTACACACATTTCAACTTGGATTGCTTCGTTGTTCCCTTGTGTACTACCTGCCGCCCAACATTGATAATCATGTGTAAAAGATTGAATTGCTTCTCTGTCGTCCACAGACCAATGCCAACTAGCTTGACGACTATTACCATTAGCTTGTAGTCGAGCGTGGTTGTCTGCTCCACTACCTTTCTTGGTATTGTCAGTTTCATGAATACATACTTTTCTACGAGCGTTTTTTCGTCCTCCTGTTACTTTAATAGCAGTGGCTGCTGACACAAAATGTTGTCTGATTTGCACCATTATTTTTCACCCTTTGGTTTGTCATAATTCATTGCTTGCTCGCTGTCTGAGGTACCTTCAGTAGTAGGGTCTATAATAATACCAAGTAAACCTAAAATGCTTAATACAGTCTCTGAAATAGCTGTGATTTGTGCATTGTAAATTGTAATATCGACATTAAAAATGCCCGCTGTTTGATTAGCGAGCACTAGTAGTAATGCAATTAATGACACCCAAAATTGCTTATGTTGTAGACGTACTTTCCAGTTGATTTTCATTTATATTTCCTCCTATAACATTTTATTTGCTGCAAAAATTATTCCGATTGCTCCAGTAATGACCCCAGTAACAATTCCACCAATAATCAGGCGAACAATCCAGGTAGTATTGGATTTGATTGCAGTTAAATCATCTTTCATATCCTTGATGTTGTTTTCTGCAATAGAAATTCGTACCTCATGAGCATTTACTTTTTCTTTCAGCATATTATGTTCAGCTACACTTACATACGATGGCCCTTCCATAACATCACCAATCCTTTGCTTTAAAATAAAAAAACTATCTCAATCGAGACAGCTTTTTTATAATCAATTTTCAAATCTATAGATAATTTTATAGATATTTCATTAATATATTTTTTTCATCTATTTCAAATCCATGTTTTGTATAGTACTTAACTTGTCTACTTTTGTGTTCTAATGATTCTGAAACCATACGACCAGTTATAATTTTTACATTTTTTCGATAAGCTATATCAATAGCTTTTTCCATAAGTAAATCCCCATATCCTTTACTCATGGCATCTTTCAACACTTTTATATCTTGTATTTGCATTGTAGTATCATTAAATATTAGATACATTAGAGATCTATGACATTGTCCATTTATAATGCTTGTTAAAAATATTGTAGTAAACTCAACTTCCAAATCCTCAGGGTAACTCAGTAAAACAGATTCACCATACTTCGTTTCTATAATTTCGTTGATATATTTTACCTCATGAAAACCAAAAGTATCTGCTCTATTTTTTTCTTTTAACAGCTTGTTATAATTAATCTTATTAAGAATATTAAACATAACTATTCTCCCTTTACTTACTTTGATAGTTCAAAAAAAAAAGAATTTCCTCTTACAAATTCAGGACTACTACAAATGATATTTTATCTTTAATGTTGCCCCTTTATCTTTTGGAGGTTTTTCTAATATCTCATCGTTATCTCCCATTGCTTTATACATTGCATCACAGCACATAGACATACGATGATTAGGACCTGAGTATCCACCTACTAATTTATGGACTTCTTTTGAAGTAATTATTAGTTGAGATAAATTGTTTTGTCTACCCATCTGCTTTAAAATTTCTATACTTTTATAGAATGTTTCTGTAGTTAAATTGTTCATATATACACCTCACTTATTATTTCCAGTGTAAGGAAATAATTTGCTTGAGGCAATAAAAATAACGCTAAGCTTATGCTGCGTTTACTTCTTCAACTCATACTTTAATGCATCAATCTCTCGTCTCATCTTACTTATGAAGGTAGGCTTATCATTATCGAACACGACTTCTAACTTTCGCTTGCCGTATTCATACACTTCTTTCACTGCAGTTATCCGTGTGTCCATCGTGACACCCCAGCCTTTATCACGTACAGTAACCACATCACCTACGCTGAAATCTTTCCCGTAAATTAATCTTGATGTAGTAAGTATCTGCCCGCCTAAGTAAATTTCTTGGGCATGCTCTGACAGCTTTTCGTTACCACGCTTGTTTAAATCAGCTACAACCTTTTCAACTGGACGAGGATTTCCCTCATCGTCTTCCTCTGATACATCCCTAGCATCCACAAACATTTCATATCGGTCAGCACCTACAGCATCGCCAATCGAAATAATTCTGCGTTCTATGCCTTCACCCTGACCTGCTACGACTGCAAAGTTCTTATAATCCAAATCACTCTCGGTGTATTCTAGGGATTCAATTGTCTCGAACTCTGTACTAAAGATAGCTTGTGGCTGCCTTGTTTGATTGGCTACTAAGTTTCTTCCTTCTTTCACAACGAATACAAAGCGCTTATTTTTTAAATCGAGCTCAATGTTCCAACCTAGACCATGAAGCTCTGATAGTTCTGTGAGTTTTTCATTTAATGGGTCATATCGTGAGTTCTCTTCAATAACAGGTCCTTTGTTTTTGTTAGTGCCTAGCACTAATCTTGGAAAGATACGACCTGGATCACTCGGATTAATCATCTGCGTGTTCACAAAATGCTGCATAACTGTTTCTACATTACCTGTCACACTTTCATGAGTTTTACCTGCTGCTGGATATATAAGGCGCTGAGACGTGAAAGTTTTTAGAGACAAGGCTTTGATGCTCCAGTTCTCTGTTTGTTTGCCGTTTTCATCTAACTCAATTTCTCGATGCCTAATGATGTAAGCTTGATCTAATCGATTGTAAGGGAAAATGATATTACCTTTAATCAATTTGTCAGCATGTTGTAGGTACCGATTAATTTGAAGTTCTAGCTCTCCAATACCTGACCATGAGATACCGATTTGAGCTGATGAGTATCGATCTACCTCCCCTAACAAATTAAAGTCATCATCAATGATTCTTAAAGGGATGTTTTGCATGCGTTTTCTCCTTTCGAATGCATAAAAAATAACGCTAGCTTATGCTGCGTTTACTTAGTTGTTTGAATTTTGTTAAGACTAACTGTCATGTGTATCTCCCACTTGTTTTATAGGTGGATTAATGTACTCATACTCTTCTTGAGTAATCATCCCGTTTGTCACTAGATTTTCAACTTGAGCCATTGTTAATTTTTTTGCTATAGTTAAGCGTTTTAAAGATTCAATAAAAGGACTCATACAGTTACACCTCGCATCATAATATCTAAAACTGCACCATCAACATTAGTAGCAACTTCTCTATTGATTAAACTGTCAATTCGATGTGTTTCAACATTATGAAGATTTAACTCTTCTTCCTCCATAGCTTTATAGAGTTCAGCAGTCATTCGTAAACCACCACTATCATTCTCATCAAGTAAATGTTCTCCTTGTAAATCCTCTCGAATTATAATTAACGCAGGAGTACGTGTGATTGGATATTGATTCTTAGCCTCCTGCAAACCCATGAACTCGACAAGGTTGCCTAGCTCAGTTTGAACACGCTCAAGAGCTTCAAGCTCAGGTCTACTGTGTTCATTATAAATATACAACGCTCTCATCAAGAACCCACCTTTTTATTTAATATCGTACCGCTTGTTCCACCACCACCAGAACCACCCCACTCAATACCGGGTACTTGCGATGTGGAAGGATAACCGCCAGCACCGTTAGACCCACCGTTTACGGAGATTGTACCAGCATTGGAATACGTATCACCATATAGCATAAGTACGCAACCACCGCCAGCTCCGCCACCGCCTCCTCCACCTGAAGCTCCTCCTTCAGTTGGATTAGCACCATAGCTATTACCAGAACCACCATTACCACCATTACCACCATTAGCTTCAATCCTAGCTCCAGTGTTAATCGTGATTTTTCCTTTAGCCATGAGTAGGACAAACCCACCAGCACCTTGACCAGCTCCACCGTAACCACCGTCAGCACCAGAGTTGTTATAGGTGTTAGTGTATCCACCTCCACCGCCTCCTCCACCAGCGCCTTGACTTGGACCACCAGGACCTTGTTTTACATATGAGCGATTAGAGTTATCAGTGGAAGACGCATCAGTACCAGAGCCATTCCCACCTTGACCCAAAGAGCCAGAAACTCCATACGTAGTTCCCTTTGATGCGGTAATGTATTCTGGCCCACGTAGATTAGCCCAAGACTTACCAGAGTCACCACCGTTACCACCATAAGCTCCTGTGTAATCACTTTTACCAGAACCGCCTCCACCACCACCAGCTCCAAATCCTCCGCAGATAGTTGGCGTCTTATCAGGTATCCCACCCTTACTTCTATACACAGGTACGGCATACGCTGTTCCGCCACCAAAACCACCTGGGCCACCAAAACCACCTCTAAGTTCACCTAGTAAACCGAGAATTTCATAAATGTTTGAGTTAGGGTGTTTTGGAAATAGTGAACTTAGTGCATAGGATGCGTTAGAGCCAAGTGCTTTGTAGTTCATATCAATAGTTCCGTTAATTGTGATATCTCCCTTTGACATTATCACAAGACCATGAGTAGGCTTGTGGACACTTATGTTGTGAGATGCAGGAAGAGTGAAGTTTTCGTATTGTCTTAAACAGATTCCGTGGTAAGTATCAGTGTACCTCAAAGTCATAGGGTCATCAGTAATAGTTACATTAGCAATAGTAATAGTACCTGCATATAGATAACGAGTATCTTCAACAACAAGAACAAAACGAATATATTTTGAATATATGTTATTAAAGTGTAACTCACTTGTATCCATTGGGTCATATCTAGTAGTAAATTTGAAGTGTCGAATCCAGTTAATGTTGTCAATACTAGTCTCAAGAGCAAAGGTAAAGTCTGAATTAGCTCTAGCATAACGGAATTTTATGGTACTAAGTCCAGTAGGTTTATTAGCTGTCCAAGTAAATAGAACAAGTCCATCAGTATAATTGGCTGGGATATTTATACTATCCGAATTTGGAGACTTTGACCAACTTCGAGTAGTTGTGTCAGCGTCGAAAGTTCCGTCAGAACCGTTGCCCCAGTATGCAGGGGTGGACTTTCCTCCACTACCCTGTAAGGTAAAATTTCCAAGTGTACCAGAGTAGCTGATTGTATAAACTCCTCCTGCTTTCAAATCACCAGGAGTAATTGCTGAACCATCAGGCTTCACAACGTTCTTCACACCAAGACCATTTACATTGACTGTAACAGCGCCAGTGTTCAAGATTTTGTTTTCGAATCGAATCGTCAAACCGGCTATATATGATGTGAGTGCTATTGGAAGCGTAACAACCTTAGCATTAGCTGTACCGGTATCAAGCGCATGATAAGTGTGCTGAGAGATATCATATACATGAGTATCAACTGTTTGCTTTAGAGGACCAACTGTTTGCTCTAACTCTGCTATTCTAGCTGCTAAATTGGCTGCTACATTTTCATCTAATATATCTTTAATCGATTCAATCCAAGTTAAATATTCTTGTTTCTGAATCGCTTGCCACGTCTCAAAGTCATTTTTCTGTTGTAATTGCCACGCTTCCATATCATCCTCAAGCGTCTGTTTCTTGAGATTAAACCAATAATCCCACTGTTGCTGGAACACACTTGTTGGCACGCTAATAAGCGAATAAACAATACCACATAAATCTTCTTTCATACGTTCATCTACAAGTTTTAGCGGCTCTAAGGATGATGTATTTTTTGTAAGACGAATTTGAGCTAACGTTAATTCAAATACATATTGATCTCGTTGTAAGGCAGGAGGTACAGGGTTTGTAGCTGATACCCCTTCTTTTACAAACAGTCTAATATATCGTGCATTGTTGCGTTTATCGAGTCTCAATACAATACGGTCAATACGGTCTAAGTTTGGCTCAGGCAGACCATGTGTTAAGAATAGTGGTTGTGTATTTTGATATTGATACCCTTGTATTAATGCCTCGCCAGCCTCTACATACGTCTGCATGGTGCCTGCATTTACCTTTACTTGTAGATTAGGCGTGCCGTTCTTGTGTAACAGCCCACTAGACAGCACATTACCAAAGTAATCGGCAAAGTCACTCGCATAGTGCCAACGTTCATCTCCTGGAGCTGAGTTAAAAAACTTAAATATTTCAGCCACTTTCATCCCTCCTATACTGCGTTGTATCGCTTATGGTAGCTGATGTTTACAATTGCTCCTTGGACGTCATTATCAGCCGTATAATTGATGTCGTTTTCTCCTAGCTGAAGTTTAAAAAATACACTGTCTAAATGGAGCCAGTTTATAACGTTTCTTCGAGATCCATCTTCATCTACGAAATCAACTGATTTTGTTCCTGGTGTTGTATCGATCACCATCTTTTCACCTTCAGTGAGTGTTTGATTGACCTTGAGAAACTCGCCAGTTGTTATATTTTCGATTTTTGGATTCGTCGCAGGGCCATAAAACTCTATATAGAATGGCGCTGCTACATCTCCGTCATTGTTAATGATTCGTCTATCCCTTTGCATCCCCATTTGAAATGGCCCACTGAAAGGAAACTGGAATAACGGTTTGAATGCTGGTTCTTCATCAATTTTCAAACTACGCCAATACGGATCTGGTGCCACGAAATTGATCATGCCTTTTTGCAATGTTTTAGCCCTGCCTTCACCATCTGGGAAAATCGGTACACTAGATGCGACTACTAAAATTTCGCGTACTAAATATTCATTTTCATAACGTAGAGTACCTGGTCCAAGTTTAGGATTGACGATACGTGCTACCTCTGTTCTCCGTCTTGACACGGTTTCATATCCACCCTCGTCTACTGCATTAACTATAAGAAATGTAATATCAATTGGTCGTTCCTCTAGCAATACATCAATTAAGGTGCTTCCGTCTTCGTATGGTACACGTTGTGTTTGTAAATTGGCTGGCACATCACCAAGCCCAATAATTTCTTGCAAATAAAAAGGAGGACCGCCAAATGTGACGGACTCTCCAAAACGATTGGTATATGTGACAATCTCCATAAGACGACCTCTCCTTTAATTAACTGTAAGCCAATTGTTGTGCTACTTTTTTCAATTGACGTGCATTTTCTGATGGGCTTAAAGGTGTTGGTGAATGTAAATGCACCTCTTGATGTACACCTTTATCATTTGTACCTATCCCAAATTCACCGTTTACATCAACATCTACTTTTACTTTGTGTTCAATCTCGGTTTGAATGGCATCGATGGCACCATTGATATCGTTAATAATATCGCTAACTTCAACGTGCGGTTGAATCCATTCAGCTACTCTTTCAGCAGCTTTAATGGCATCCGATTTCATATCAGCTAGACCGATAATAATCCCTTTCACCAAGTTGTGACCGATCATCTTTTTACCCCAACGGCTTGGGCTATGGATGTCTAATGCTCCTTGAATAGTGGCTTTGATACTATCAGCAATGGATTGAGCTTGTGCAAGTAAATCAGGCGTTAATTCTGATAATCCTTGTTGCATGCCTTTAATAACATTACGGCCAATCTGAGGCATTGTAGCAACCATTGCATTAAACTGATTGACAGTACCTGTACGCACTTCTTTAATTTTGTTGGCCCATTCCGTTTTATAGGTATCTAACTGCGTAGCTGTTTCGGCTGTTAATTCTTCTATCTTTTTAGCCGTATCTTCTTTCATCCCAGTTAACTCCAACTCTGCTTGGGATCGTGCTAGGTTTGATTTCTCTTGCCATAGTGCCACATATTCAGCAAGTTGAGTAGCGCTCAAGGTATTTAAGGCTGCGATTTCAGCAGATGCAGATGGTCCTAATGCTTGCAGTTCGGCTAACAAGCCTTGGTCAATACCTTTAGCCCCTAGTGCTTGTAAATTGGCTGCCCATTCTTTAAATGCTTCGTTCTGCCCTCTCAAGTTATCGATTAACTTTTGACCTGATACTGCTGCTTTCTCTTCCATTTCATCAAAAATACCAGCAACACTATATAAGGACTGAGTCCGTGATTTAACTGCATCTTCATATTCTTGTGTAAGTGCTTTGGATCCATCGATGAGTTTTTGATTAGCCTCTTGAATCTTGGATGTATATTCTTCGTTGAGAGATAACAGTTTTTCATGAATCTCTTTCTTCGTTTGTGCCACTTTTTCTTCGTAGTAAATACGTTCCTCACTACCAGCTTTGTACTGCTTCATGTACTTTTCGTAGGCAGCTAGTTCCTGAGTAAGTGACAACTGATTGAAATTCTTTTTACGTTCAATGTAATTTTTCTCTTTTTCAAACTGCTCTTTGGCAAGTTCGGCCATTGCTTTATTGTAATTATTTTGCGCTTTAATTCGTTCTTTCGTATTTTCCTTAAACAGAGTAGTTGCATACTTCCAGTACCCTGCTTGTTGTTCAGTAGACCATAATTCAAGGGATTCTTTATTTGATACATACTGCTCTAAGGCTTCTAACGTTTCAGCTTGTGACTTACTCCTTGCTTTCGCCAGTGCATCAGCTTCTTGCTTGGCTAATTTCTGACGACTAGCTGCAGCATCAGCCAATATATTATTGATACGTTGCTGTTGAGCCTTTGTATTTGTTTGCGTCTTTTTTGATGCCGATGCTTTGATAACTGAAATTTGTTGTTCAGTTTTACGGTCAAGATCAGCACGTTTCTTAGCATAATCTTTTTGAATGGCAAGAGCATTAGCACTTGTATTGGAGGTTGTATTTTTAACAATATAATTAATGTTATCCATCGCGGATTTCGTTGTTGTAATAGACTTACTGAAATCTGGAATAGCCTTACTAGCCATAATGTTCGTTGCCTTTTGAACCACGTTTGTAGTGGACTCAATCCCCTTGGCAACACCAATCGAAATCCATTTAGCTAAAGCAACCATGACACGAGCTGGTGAGTGAATTCCAAGTAACTTCCTAAATTTCTCTGGAATAACGTTTGCTACTTCAGATATTTTCGATTTAACACTATCCATCATACTGCTTATGCCATTAACAAGGCCTTGGATAATGTAGCGTCCAATTGAATGTAGATTAACGTTTTCTAAGAATGATTTAGCTTTGTTCCATCCATTTACAACAGCAGTTTTTACATTATCCATAGCTGTCGTTACAGTCGTTTTAAATCCATTCCAGATCTTATCTACTACTGATTTAATAGCGTTAAGAATGGAAGTTGTCGTGTTCTTAATGCCTGTCCAAATGCTTTTGATAACGTTGGCTATTGCATTTAACACGCTTGAAATGAAATTCTTAATCCCATTCCAAACTGAACGGACAAGACCAGTGATGCTTGTAAACATATTATCTAAGAATGATGCTATACTTCTCCAAACCGAAGTGAAAATTGATTTGATGCCATTTAGAATCGTATTAAAGAAAGATTTTATACTGTTCCAAATCGAATTAATTGAAGTTTTAATACCACTAAAAATAGTCGTAACAGTATTTTTAATCGCATTAAGAGTATTCGTGAATATTCCTTTAATAGCTGTCCAAATGCCTTGTAGGAATGTCTTAGCAGTTGAACCAAAAGCTTTGAGCGGGCCAAGTAATTTACCTACAAAGTAAAGATTCACAGCACCCCAGATAGCTTGTAATGCTCCACCTAAGATTTGCTTAACACCATCCCATACACCCTTCCAATCTCCTTGGAACAATGATGTGAACACCTTTACAATGCCTAAAATAATATCAATTGCACCTTTAATGACATTCATTATCGCGTCCCAAGTAGAGACAATTAAAGCTTTGACAACAGGCCATACAAACTTCATGATAGCTCCAATGACTGTCATAGCTGTTGTCACTACATCCCCAATAAACTTCCAAATGGTAGATGCAGTTGCCTTAATGCTTTCTTGGTTTTCATTCCAAAATGACGTTATCTGTGTCCAAACTGACATGACTGAATTTTTAATAGCTGTTACAGCCATGGAAATTCCTGTTTTAATTACTTCCCAAGCAGTTTGAACTTGTGACCTAAATTTATCGTTAGTTTGATACAGGCGTACCAAGATCGCAATGAAAGCTACTATAGCGATGACAACTAAACCAACTGGATTTGTAATTAAACCTAAACCACTTCCAAACCTTGTTGCAAAAGCCATCACTTTAGTACCTAGAGTTGCCATGGTACCACCAAAATTGGTGAATAAACCTCCCACTACTTTTAAAGCCTTTCCTAAACCGGCCGTTAAGGTTGGACCTAATCCTTTAAATAATTTACTAAAAGCAATAACATTAGGCACTACCGCTAGTAAGATACCAGCTAATGAAATTAATCCAGCTAAAATCACACCTATAGCACGATTACCTTCCATTGCCGAGTTAGTGAACTCTAAAAATTCATTAACAATGTTTATAATAGCTGCACCAAGAGGAGCCATACCGATACCCAAGTTCACAAGAAACTTAGTGAGATTACCAATTAATTGCAATACACTAGGTGCTGTTTGCTGTACATAGGATAGGAATGTCTGGAAGCCTTGATTTTGTGAAAGACTAGCTGACCATTCCTTAAATCGGGCCATCATTACTACCAGACCATCCATCATACCAGATGATGAACCAGCAAATGCACTAAAGAAATAAACTATGCCGGCTGTAGCATCCCTGAAGATCGCTCTAATCTTTGGCATATTTTCATTTACGTAATCCATAAATTTTTGGAACTTTGCACTACCGCTTAACCCGTTCGCCCATTCAGCGAATCTTGCGGTCATATCCTCGAAACCTTTTGCAGTACTTGCACTTAATGGAGCAAATGCTGTAAGCATGGATAACAAACCTTTAAACACGTTGCCAAATGCGCGTCCAAAAGTCTCGAGCATTGGGCCACCAGAAGCATTTAGGTATTCCAAAAACTTTTGAATTGGTGGAGAGTCTAGTGATTGATTAAGCTGATCCATTAATTTTGCAACTGCTTGCGCACTAGATAAAAATAAGGGCCTTAATTTAGTAAGTAATGTATTTATGAACTGCATAGCACTTGTAAAAGCTTGCAGGACTGGTTTTTCAGTCTCTTTTACTAAGGACTGATATGTTTTTTTCATTGTCTCAAAGGATTGTTTTGCTTTACTTTGAGTAGCGTTCAACTTCGCATTTTCGTCAAATAATTTTTTGATGGTTGGTATTGCTACTATCGCAAATGCGCCAGCTGCTGCACCTGCGCTAACAAATGCTCCTGCTAAAGCAAAAGTAGAGCCTGCAACTGTTCCAATCATTGGACCTAAGTTCGCAATTGCTACCCCTAAATTGGCTATCAATGGAGATAGAGCAGGGAAGACCGCCATTAACGTACCCATTAGCGTGTGTTGCATTAGCTCGCCAAATGCCCTAATATTTGTCGCTATACGATTTATACTGTTCTGGAATTCTTGTATTCTTGCCTCAATCTTAATGACGACTTTCTCTCGCACTAATGTAGCTATACGAGCACGTATTTCAGCCATGCGGCGGCGAAATTCACTAACATCCGCACCAATGTCTACACGCACGTCATTTGCAGCAGTTCGTATTGTATTCTGCACTTGTCGCATACGAGCCATAAACTCTGTGATACGTGCACCAATACGCGCTGAAAAGTTCCCGTTCATCTATCTCACCCTTTCTTATTAAAGTTCTCAGCCCATCGCTTCATCGCTTCTTGTGCCTTGGTGTGTCGAGTTGTATCAATCTTCTTCGACTCTTTCCATGCGTTATCGCCATCAATAATTCGCTTGCGAGCACTTCTGGCATCAAACAAGTCCTTCTCTATGTTCAACTTTTTCTTATTAGCAGCGATACGATGAAATACAGCCATCCGAGCCATGTTGTCGTAATTATCAACGACCTGTAACATGGCCCCTTGCTTAAAAGCTTTGTACTCATTAGGCGTCCACGACATAATGAGATCTACATCGTAAATCTTCATGTGTTGTGCAACGTCTGTAAGTACTTCCAGCCATTCTAGTCCGTCGACTCGGTTGTTTCGCCCGATAGCTCTGCCTTCGCGTCCATTAGCATTTGAATGCCCTTCTCGTTCTCGGCTTTCTCCTCGTCTGATTTGCCCATTGTTTTGAATAGCTCTAAGTTCTTCCAAAACGTCTTCACACTTTTTTTGAAAAAACCCGATGCATTGATTTCTTGGAAAGCCTCTTTAAATAATTGATCTGTGTCTCCGTACTCATTGATACGATCCTCTAAAGCTGCTTCAATATCTGCGATACATGGACGAGTTTTTAAATGTGCTAACCCACAGTCCCAAAACGCTTTTAATGCATCTAAATCGAATTGTAGAAGCCCTGTATAGATACCATTAAAGCCACCAACTTCATTTCCACTCTCATCTGTTTGGTTGTAATTTTTATCTGCTAGATTTTTAAACGCAAAACCGAATTTCGCCTCTTGTTGTGTACCTGCAATTGTTAATGTAGCCATGTTATATAGCCCTCCTAATGTTGTGTTTTTAAGTAAAAGAAAAAAGCACCCCTAAGAGTACTTTGATTAAGATGCAGTGACTGTTACAGCGACTGTCGTTGTTTTGCCTCCACTTGCTGTTGTAATAGTGATTGTTGCTGAACCTTCAGCCACGCCTGTGATTAATCCAGCAGGTGTCACCGTAGCGATTGCCACGTCGCTAGAAACGAATGTTACGTTTTTATTAGTCGCCTCTGCTGGAAGTACAGTAACTGTTAACTGACGAGTGCTGCCTACAGCTACCGATGTGGTTTGTGGTGAAACTGAAACGCTATCCACTGGAGCACCTTCCGTTTGATCTTTACCAAATTCCCCTGTTTTCTCTCCAGGTGTTTCGAAGCCATACGTTGCAAATTCAATTACCTCTTGAGGAAGTTTAGGTAATTTCCCTTGTTGTGATTTACCGATGACTTGTAATGTTGCAGAGAGCTCTTGGAAACCATCACCTGGTGAAGACTTCTCCACTGATTCAACTAATGTGTAGGCAAAATTTGCATCATGCGTATCATCATCATTTACTTTTAAATCAACTTCCCACACTTTTAATTGCTTTTCATTTCGAATGGCATCGAGAATCGCTTTTTGTCCAGGATCATTTTTATCACCATAAGCTGTGATTTCGAATGATTCACTGGATTGCCCATAAGCTAAAATACGTCCAAATTTAGTTTGCTCATCTACTAATTCACTCTCAAGTGAGTAACTATTCTCAGTAAGATTTCCGATTAGGAAACCATCTGAGCCAAGTGCTGCATCTGCTAATTGTACGAGTAAGACCGTGTCTTTACCGTTTTGCATAAGTGTTTTCCCTCCTAAAATAAAAACAGCCCTATAGGACTGTTAGATGTTTTGTACTTTATATTGAATTGTTAAAACGCCATGTTTTACACCAGGGTTATTATCGTCTATTACGCGAGATTCACGTCTTGTAACACTTAATACTTTCGCCCCTGGTATTGAGTAATTTCGAGCCATTAGAGCCTGCTGGCAAGCTGATAACATTTCGTACGTCTTACGCTTACCACTGTAATAATCGTTATCCTTACACCAAGTGTGTATCGTAAAAGTAATGGTTTCGATATTACTCGTTTTGGTATCAGACGGACTCGTGTAAGGCTCTGAGATTGTTACGTATGGATATGGTGTATTCTCATCGACTGCATCATAGACACCAAGATCATCTTCATCTTTTCGGGTAATAGATGTTAGAGCTTCACAAGCCGTTAACTTTTGATAAATTACCCTCTGCAATTCAAAGAAAGGCAAGGCATAGTAATTACTCATAAGCCTAATCGCCTCATTTCTGATTTAAAATAATCTTGTCCCGCATCTACAGCAGGACCCCAGAATGGCTGTGCACGAATACCCTCAGTTGTAACCCAATGTCCTAGTTTTTCACTGTAGTATGACCAAGGAATCTTTTTAGCCCTACTTCCCCCTGGTCCCTCTGCATATACGCCCGTACCAAATTCAACCCAAATTGCGTAATGAACACCAACAGTAACCTCAGCATTATACTTTCCTAGCATCCTCATTTCGATAGAATCTTTAAGACCACTGTCATCAACAGGTGCTAGAGCCTTGGCTTGCGCTTGAATAAGCCTCGCTGTCTCGTATACGATATCTGACACTTTATCGAGTAAACCTTCTTCAAACCTTTGTGCTGCCCTTAGTAATCGTCGTCCACTGAATGTAATCCTAGCCATTATTCAGTCACCAACTTTAATGCAACCCGCATGATTTCATGATGGCCACCTTGATCTTCAGGACGACCAGCAAAAGCATATAACTCACCCTCAAAGCGTAGTTGCATGTTAGATTTTAAATCTGTGCGATAAGGGTAATACATAAAACGATCAAGTGGGTTTTGAACCTGATGCGCTAATAACCTCTCTTTAGATGTTGGTGTATCAACGAATGCCTCAATGGTATCAACAGGAGACCACTCTGTTTTAAAGCCCCCTGCACCATCAGATACCTTACGTTTCTGAACTACTTCAACTTCATGAGGAAATTCATCGTAATGCATGAAATTTCACCCTCTTATATGGCCTTAGATAGGTCCAGATAGCTTTCGGAAACTCGGTATCATAGGAGTAAGAGACAGTCCCCATTACACGCCCTTTTAGACCTGTTGATTGTGTATTAAACTGAATGGCTTTAGCAATGAACAAACGAACGCCCTGTGGCATTTCTGACGGTTCCCACTTACCATTACAATGGTCTTTCGCTACATAAAATAAAATAGGAGCCATTGCACGATAAAATCCATCATGCTTAGCTCCTGTTACATTATTCATTTGCTTTAACTGATCTATTTCTTCTTGTGTTGGTTCCCACATAAGACCACCTACTTTTCTATTTCATTATCGGATTCAGATTTCTTTGCAGGAGTGCGTTTTGTCTTTGGTGCTTCTACTTCTTCAAACTCTTCTGTACGTAAAAGACGGGCACCGTGTTCCTCAGTGACCGCCCATGTAATTTCTGTTTTTAAGTTTTTAACTAACACGAATTACCCTCCTTATTCTGGGCGTTTAGCTGATAATACTGCTAGCGCTTCTGGACGTGTCACTTTGGCACCGTATAGATGTAGACCTTTTACAGCATCAGCAAAACGTTTTTCTGGGCGGTATCCTTCAACCTGTGCTGCTTGTTCTGCATACGTCCAAGCCATATTATGCCCAGCCATAATTTTTGAATTTGCTACAACTCCTGAACCTATGGCTACAGAAGGTGCATTGTTAGATTTCATTAATAAGAAGCCTGCTGCACGACCTACAACACCATTTAATAAACGCTCATCAGCTGGTAAAGAACCTGAACCAACGAAACGGTCATCTTTTAACAGTAACCCTTCAAACCAAGGTGGTAGAACAGCAAAGCGACCTTGTGTTGGCACATTTGATTCATCAAGTTTAGTTGAAAGGTCTACTAAGTATTCATAAGCATTATCCTTTGTCACATCAATTGGTGCTGCATCTGTACCAATAGTATTTGTAGCATATACATAATGTGAGGCAATAAATTGGTCAGCAACATTGGATAGAGCATAGGCAGCCTCCGCCATTGCAGCATCCATCAGTTTTGGGTTTTGTTGAATTTTATCAAGATCATCAATCTGGAAATTGAAGAATTTTGATTCAGTAATTTGTAGTGAACGTGTGTGATCTGTTAACTCTTCTGGATCACCCATATTAGAGTTTTTGGTATAGTCACCAATTGTTACAGCCCCAATACCATTAATTTTCACAGTGTCACCATAAGCCTTAATTTCTCCTTCGTAATCACGATTGATTACTCCAGCTTGCCCAAACACTAAAGATTTTTGTAGGTTAGCAAGTAAACGAGCTGACCAGATTGTTGGAATAAAGTTTGTAATTGCCATATTGTAATTTCCTCCTTACCGATATTCGGTTATAGTAATTTGTTTTTAACGATTTCATCCCAGTTGGCATTGATTTCTTCAGTAGTCATTTTCATAACAGCTTCTTTTGTCAATGCTGTAGGATTACCGCCTTTTGGTGGTGGTGGCGTTCCTCCATCTTTGAAGCGTTTATCCACTTCTGCTTGAACTGCAGCATTAAACTCAGCTTCAAGGATTCCTAAGTTTGCTGTAGTCCTTTCTGCATCATCACCAACAAAGAACTCTACTAATTTACTCGGTAGGCTCTTTTCAGTAGCAGTAGATAGTGCTTGATTAACTAGTTTTTCGCGCGCAGCTTCTTTTTGAGACTGCTCAAATTGTGCTTTTAAGTCGCGTAACTGTTTTGCTTCCTCTGATTCAGGCGGATAGCGTTTAGCAATCTCATCTTCTAATTTCTTTGGAAGAGTTTTAGTTTCATACGTTTTAATAGCATCAGTTACTCGAGTATCAGAAAATGACTGTAGCCATTTCTTCCCCTCATCATTGTCGTTTAAAAATGATTGAACCGATTCAAGTGTCAATGTAGCCCCTTGACCGTTTCCATCATCTCCTGAGAGTGGGTTATCTGCTGGGGGAGCTCCTTCGTCACCGTCAGCAAGCATCTGAATATCTAAAGGTATAAAGGTTTTAAGATTGAATGGATTGTATTTCATGTTTTCCTCCTTGCCCAATTTAGTTACTATCTAGAATCCCTAAACTGTTCGAAAGTGTATTTGTTCTCGTTCTTTATAGCGTCTGCGAGAATAAAGACAAAATAAAAAGCCACTCAAAATGAATGGCTTGGTCACAAACTTAGGGGTGTATAAATAAGTATTAAAATGATTGATGAAAAACTTATTAGCTTTAGAAATGTGAGATTATTAGCTCCCTCTATCTCTCCCAAATTAAAATCATCTCTTGCAAAAGTTCGTCCCATGTTTGCTCTTTTGTGATTATTACTTTCTCAAGATCATATTTTCCATAATATACTTCATCAACCGTTTTGCTATCCGGTAACTCAAATCGCTCGGGAACTATTCTTTCATCATTTCGTAGTAAATTGCTCTTCGGCGAATTAGCCATTGTTTCAACATAATAGATTAAGCTTATATTTTTCATTTCTCCATCTATCTCAACCTTCATCGGATGTGTCATATAAGACCCTGCATGACTTTTCCCAAAATATGTAGAAACGAGGGTCTGATCCTCTTGCTCTTCAATCACAAATAAATCGTCTGAATAAGGAATCATTTTTTTATAATAAAATACATATGAAAATACAGCTAAACACAGGAACAATGTCGTTAAAATAGATCCACCAATAAGTATAATTTTTTTGCGCTTCCATTTTTTATTGATCTTTTCGAACAATGTCACTTTATTTTCAATTGGTACATACAATGTTTCAGTCATTTGTTGGTATTCTTTTTGGCATGTTTGGCATGTTTGTAAATGTTGTTCTATCATCTCTTTTGTATCGTTACTTACGATATCATCTACATAAAGTGGTAACAAATCTTGAATAATTGTACACTTAATTTCCTTCATCATGTTTCGCCTCCATATTCGCTAATATTTTCTTTTTCGCACGGTAAAACGTCACTCTGGCCCAACCATCACTTTTGCCAAACAGTTGACCAATTTTCTCAAAAGACAGCTCACCAAATGTACGAAGGGAGAAGACTTCTTTATAGGGTTCTTTCATTATGTGTAAATAACGATGAATAGCAAAAGCTTGTTCTTCATTCACTAAATGCTCTTCGATATGAACATCTAGGACTGATTCTTCTATCTGATAGATTTCACGTTTTTGCTTTTTATAATGCGTAAAATATGTATTTTTCGCAATTGTAAAAAGCCATGCTCTAACATCTTTTTTTCCATCAAATTGATGCATGGACTTTAGTGCCTTAAAAAATGTTTCTTGTGTAATTTCTTCAGCAATATTTTCATCTGACTCTAGAGATCTCATAAAAAGAAAAACGTCATGAAAATATGCCTGATAGATTTCCTCAAAGTCTATGTCTTTTCCCCCCTTTACCTAAATAACTAGCGAAATGTTAAAGCGTTACAAGAATTGTTAAAAAAATATGCCTTGTTCAAGAACATACCATTAAAACTGCACTTACTTATGATACGGTTCATCATACCTAATATTAAATTGTATTACTTCTCATCTCTTTGACCAATAACCTCTATAATTAATAGATAAAACAAAAATCTTATTCAACATATCTGCTACGAAGTATTTATCTTCTCATTATTTAAAACTATTTTTAACATAAATATCAAACTAAAAATCACCACTAAGAAAAACTTAGTTTTTCTCTAAGCAACTACACTCACTCTTCACCACTAAACTGTTTCCTCCAACCCTCGTAACTCACGAATGGTATCACAACGCTTGGAGGCTTAACCTCTTTGTACGCTTTGTTAAAAGCTTGTTTGTATGTCAAACCTAAATCAGACATATATGCATCAATACGAGCAGCCAATTTATTTTGGTAGGTATCATCCATGTAGTTTCTGCCTCGTCGATATTCAGGAAGCTTGCCATTAATCATGTATATCGTATGACAACGACACTGAATATCCATCGATGCAACACCCCATAGCCTTGGTGCTTTTGATTTCCACTTGCCGTAATGGTAGTAGCCCTCTTTATCTGCTTTCTGCCCGTCTAGCTTTCTATGAGACTTGCGAACCCTTGTATCGAGTGAGGACATCCACACCTTGGTTAGCCGTGCTGTCTTACTCGCCTGTTCCTCAATGGCTAGATCCACTTGCGACCTCACTCTGCCACCCTCTGTACGAGCAACTAAAATAGCTTTCTTACGTGTCCATCCTATAGCATTTTCAATCCTGATAGCCATGTCGGTGTAGCTTTCTCCACCTTGTAGGCTCTGTGCTATCTCGATGTTTAACCGCCTGATAATGTCGTTCCTGTGTGCCTCAAAGATTTTCGGTAACGTCAAAAACTCAACAGGATTAGTTAACGCTGTTTGAATCACCTCAGCAGATGGTATTTTAAAGCTCATTTCCTCGCCTGAAGACTGTTGTAAGAGATAAGCCATCAATAAGTATCTCTCGATGTAAAGACGTTCCTGTGAAGCTTGTATAAGCTTTATTATCTCTTTGTAATCAGTATTTAGCTGTTGAGCTATCAGCTTCATCTCTTGATTAAACCGATTGTACTTGTTTACGTCAGTCCAAGTAGCTTGGCCGTTCTTACCGAATTTCTTATGCAGCTCAAACATTTGAGCAAGAATAGTCTTTAAACGTCGTGCAAAGATAACCTCAATATCACTCTCAGCTTTGGTCTCTAAATCGTCAAGGATTCGATTGATCTCCTGTTGATTCATGTTTCATCAACTTCTTTCGGATCATCGTTATCATCGTTATCCTCGTTCAAAGATTCAAGCTCATTTCCATACAATTGTGCATCCTTCTGGATCTCTAAAAGTTCATACTCCACATCATCAACAATAGACAATTTAGAAAGACGTGTACGTTCAGAAACTAGACCTTTTAGAGCTTGAGACGCTTGAGCCTCAGATAGTAAATCAATAGGAATGTTTCGTTTGTACTCATACCAAACTTTCAAGTAATCGTTCTTTGAGCAAATGCCTTTTTTGGCCCATGCACTACACAGCACCTTAAATTGATAACGTAGAGCAGTCGTAAATTTTCGCTCCATCGTCTTACATTTGTTCTCAAGTGCCATAAGCTTATATTTCATTGCTACGCCAGTAGCATTACCTGCAAACGATTCATCACTAAAGTTTACACTCTTTGCTAACCGCATGATATTCTCTTCAAGTCGGTTTAAATGGTTCTCAATCATTTGATCATTAACATCTTTAGTTAGATATTTAATTTCATCATTTTCACCCATCAACTCAAAAATGCCAGTTCGAGCAACCTTCTTCGCATCTTCGTCATCCATCCCCATTCCATTAAGAACCAGATAGGCCAATCGGAACTGTTCAATTTCATTTGATGCATCGGATAGCGTTCGATCATAAGCGTCGATGAGGTTATACACCTTGTCTGCATCACCCTGTAATTCCTCATTATTGGGAACTCCGAATAAAGGGCAATAGTCGAATAAGTGTTTACGTTCATCTTTCAAAACAAAAGGTGAATCAGCATCAGCTCGAGTATAGAGTCTTTCAGTTGTTGCATCGTAAAACACCAGCTGCTCAATCTCTACTTTTTCTCCCTCAACATCTAGTTCAGCACTTTTGAAATATCGCAAGGCATATTTCGGCTCGCTGACTTCCGCTGTTTCCGAAAGGATAATAGTTTCCCACGGATCAATGACTGTTGCTCTTTCATTTCCATCTGTATCAATGTAAAGCAGTCGTGCTGAATAACCGCAAATAGCTGTTTTCTTCCCTGACTCACTGTCCAAATCATCAATAGAATTACGCAAATTAAAAAGCTCAATGGCCTCGGATAATTTATCATGGTCTTGAGCTTGCTTGTCTACTACGTATGAAATTGGATTACCGAACATGTAACCAACCTTTGTATCTACTATTTCAGCATCTAAAGGATTATTAAGAGTATTGTTCACCTTGTCGTCAACACGGACTACATTGTCATTACCTTGAGCATAATCGGTTGGTTTACGTGTTAAAATCGGTACTGCGGATAGTTCAGCTTTGTACCGATTGTAGTTGAGTAATCGCTTGTTTCGTTCAGCTTTAGTTTCTGAAACGAGCTTATCAAGTAATAAAGGAGTAACGCCTTTCTCGCCGATATAAGCAATGTATTCGTTCACTTTACCCCCTCCTTATTTTGAATTGACACCTTTCACACTAGCAACATCATAATCATCCAGCCCATACCACATTGCTGAAAATGTATGAGGATCAATATTAAATTCGTCTTCATAGATTTCATCTGTTTTAGGATCTTTCTTGAAGGTTAGCTCCTTCAATTCTCGAATTGTATTCACACATGAATCAGAACAAATGATTCGCTTGAAACGTTTCATCTTCTTTGTGTTCTCAATACGTGTTAGCTTCTTACAAGCAAACATACGAAAGCCTCGCTGCTTGTAGTAAGCAATTGTTTTTGGCTCGGCATTATCAGCTTTAATAATGGATTTCTTAAGCCCTTCTTCCTCAAGTTCATCGGCAGTTTTATCATCAGTCATACCTCGTTTGTAATACTCCCAGTAGATGTATAACCACTTCTTCTCATGGTCTACAACCATACGTAAAAGAGCATTGTAGGAATCGACAAAACCAAAGTCCATGCCGTTCTTTCGAATTGGTTTTCTAATCGCGGCTATCTCAGCCATTACCTCGTCATGAGGCCTTGTCTCAAACTGTGGGAGCACTAATACTCCATTGACACCAAAACGCCCTTTACGTGCAATTCTATAAAGATCAGGATCATATAACTCCATCTCATCAAGTTGTTCGATATAGCTTGCTGGCAAAAATAAATTATCATCTGCTGTTGAGTGATGATAATATGTGTTATTCACTATGATGGTTCTTAGCTTGTAAAGTTCCTCGTCATCTAAGACAAAGTAGTCTTCTAGTTCGTTTTTAAAGAAATGCTTGTACACCCAATTCCCTTTAGAAACTGGATTGGTAGAGAGAATAATAAACAAGTCTAGCGTTGGATGTCGCAAACGGCCAAGTAACTCTTTAAACCCGGCATACTTAATCTCACTACATTCCTCCAACCAAATGAGAGAAATATTGTTGATGGATTTTAACTTTTCAGGTTTATCCATCCCCCGAAAGATTATCTTTGAACCGTTCGGAAATTTTACAGTCATTGGCGAAGAACTTGTCTTAACCTTGCCAGATAACCCTAAGTCCTCAATGATCTCTGTAAATAAAGAAAACGTACTGTCTCTATGCGTATCGTAAACTTCACGAACGACTAGAGCTGTACGTTTTTCTTCAAGTAATTTTAAAAGTATCTTTAAGGCTACATGATAGGATTTTGAAGATCCGTATCCTCCGACAAGGAGTTGATTTTTATAACGCCAGTCGAAAAGGAAATCATCAAAACGAGGATTTATTTCTTTCTCCATTAGCCTTCACCCTTTCGTTTGATGACGATCTCGATAGGTCCGTCAACTTTTTCATCAAGCTTTTCGATTTCAGCCTTAGTCTTATCAATGTTCAACTGCATTTGCTCGAGTTTAAGCCTGCGTTCGTCATCTTGATCAGCCATTTCAACAAACTGACGAATAGAAGAACGCAACTCCCCAATTGCTCTCGATTGAGCAGTGAGTAGTTGCGCCTGTCGTTCCCATGCGAATTGGAATTCATATTCTTCTTCAGTTACCGCCTTTTCTACGCCTCCACCATCTTCTTTAGCACGGGGATAGTATTCGTATTTTGCCTTTTTGAGCTCTTTTATGATTTCGTCTTTGGATTCAACATGCATGATACGTTGGGCCCTTATGATTGCAGCATACTGTATTTGTATCTGGTCCCAGATTAAATCGGCTGGAGAACGCTCGTTCATCGCTTCCATGATTTCAAGCGTTTCTTCTGGTAGGAACTTTGAGAAGAAGCCATGTGTTGTAGCATTCTGATTTTGCTTAGGTGCACCATGGCCCTTTGCATTATTGTTACCTATAGGAGCACCACGATTTCGTTTAGTAACGTTACCATTGCATTTAGTAACGTTACCTTTCAAATGGACATCCCATTCATCTTGGTTCTTCCACTTTCGAATTTGAGAATCGGATAACTCTAACTGTTCGGCTATATCCTTCAAAAGCATTTGCCCTTTACTATCTAGCCACATTTGAAACGCTTCATCACGTTTCGGATTTCTCGGTCTAGCCAT